ACAAAAGCCAGAAGCCATTTAAAGTGGATGCCCAAAACAACTTTTTTCCAATTAACTAAAAAAATGGTTGACGCGGACCTAAAATCATGTTCTTGATTAGTTATGCCAGTACAATACTGTATCGACAACGAGCTTAATCCTAGCAGATTAAGAATCTTCAAAGACTTTAGCGGAATCAAGTTGGCTAAAAACGAAGCCATCTATAGAATCAAAGATGGTCAACTTACCTGTCTCGATAAAAATCTAGATTATCTAGACCCTTTTAGGCAGAGGTTTTTTGATTCTTTTACTAGTCAGGTGTTAAATCACTATGGTCTTAAAGATTTGAATTTTGACTTTATGGTCAATTTCAATGACGAGACAGTTAACGAATACCTAGATGATCCAAGTAAGTTTGTTTTCGCTCGTTCAAAAAGTTCACCACATATTTGCGTTCCTGATTCTCATTTAGGGCAAACAATTAATACGTGTTCTCGGTTAGAAGAATTAGATATCGAATGGGATGAGAAACAAGATAAAGCTTGTTTTTTCGGTTCAGATACTGGTTTATCTCTTACTAGCGAATTAACTCAAAGAGTAAATATTTGCGAAAGACACTTAAATAGCAAGTTGGTTGATGCGAAAATAACTAATTTCACAAAGACGCCGCCAAACTCAGCTTACTCTAGTGATTTCGTAAGCATCGCCGATCAGCTTAAATATAAATTCATTTTAAATGTAAACGGCAACACGACATCTTGGGAGCGTTTGATTTGGACTATGGCGTCTAACTCGTTATGTATTTACGTTCGTCCTCCAGTAGATCAAAACGACATATCTTGGTATTACCATATGTTTGATTTTGACCAAGCGTTTGTTTATGTCGATGAAAACAATATAGAGTCATGCGTAAAATTCTTATTAGACAATAAAGAAACCGCTGGATATTTAAAAGAAAGACAAAAAGTTACCGCCGAAATTCTTGGTGGCGCAGAATTTCACGCTCAATATTACGCAGGAATCTTACAACAATATAATAAACTTTACAATGAATAAAGAAAATAGCGTTCAACTTATTGGTATTTATGGCGATGATCAAGTTCACGCTTGCTCGGCTTGGACTTCTACGTCCAGAGAAATTGACGAAGATAAGAAGAAGAGGATTGGGCCGCTTTTAAAAATGCTGGCAGAGAACGGTCACCACACTCCTTTTGAAAAGTCTTCGCTTCACTTCTTGGTTACTACTGATGTAGCTAGTCATATTCATTTGCTAAAGCACAGAATCGGCGTCTCGATTAACGGAGAGTCTGCTCGTTATAAGGAAATGAAGGAAGATAACTTTTGCTTACCTTCTGACTGGCCAGAACATTGGAAAGAGATTCTTGAGAACTATACCAACAATGGTCTTAGGCTCTATCATAACTGCTTAGAAGATTTGGTTAAAAATCATGGCTTTGATCGCAAGCGCGCAAAAGAGTCTGCTAGATTCTTTAGAACTTACAATACGCAAGTTACTGCTGATGTGATGTTTAATTGGAGATCATTTTACCATTTTCTTAATCTTCGTAATAAGCCAGACGCCCAAAAAGAAATCCGAGACATCGCTTCGGAAATGCTTTCTCTTATAAAATCTAACGGTAACTTTCCTTTGACGATTGAAGCTTTTAACCTTTAAGGTGTAAAATATCATGTGCCGTCTGAACTAATCAGTCTATTAGGTGGATCTGTCGTGGGATTCATTTTTCGCTTTATGGCTGCAAAAGCCGAAGAGCAAAAGCTACGCTTTGATCGTATGATGAAAGCGATAGATAAAGCTGATGAATCCGCCGATAAAGCCGCTAAAAGAGATGGCGATGTAGGTAAGATGGTTAGACAGTTTATCGTTGTTTCCGTTATCTTTTCCATTGTCATATCTCCTTTTGTTATGGCTCTGTTAGGTATTCCTACTTATCTTCAAGTAGATTATCAAGACGGAAACGACATCTTGGGTTTTGTCACAGAGAAGACCAAGACCGCTTTCGTTGAGATTTCAGGCAATTTGATCACTACTGAGATACGCCAATGCTTAATTGCGATTACAGGCTTTTACTTCGGTTCTGCTGCCGCTTCAAATAAATCTTAAAAAGTATTGACAGGAAGCAGAAATTAGTTTCTTCTGTTCGCATGGAAGAGCCATTTCAACTAGAGATTCAGTCTCCAGAGATCGTCAAGGTTCGCAAGCCCAGAAAACCAAGGAAACCTCGCGCCGAAAGAGTTCCTCGTAAACCTAGAGTTAAGAAACTAAAGCCAGCGAAGAAAGTTTCTCGTCGCGTCATCGTCGCTAGATTTGTAAATATACCAAAACGAACTACCGCTGAGTTTTGGAAGAAAGAGCTTACTATTCTCAGGCAGATTGAACAAAGATATGGTTTTAAATTCTTGTCGGAATATGTTCCAATTAAGAAGGTTGAAACTCTTGCTTTTTATTATGCCGATTGGAAGGCCGCAGAACTTGAAATTAAGCGTAACGAGTTTTACTATCAGCCGCAGCCAACCCAAGAAATTGTCTTGACAGACAAGACTGGAGAAGATTTTAACATTAAACCTAAACCAACACTAAAGGAATTTTTATCATGAGCAAGAAAGAAAAAGTAAAAGAAGAAAAGACAGAAACAAACGGATCGTCAAACGCTGTTCTAAAGTCGTTTTTGAATAACAAAAAAGAAGATCACTATAATTTTGAAGAGACTTTTAATTATAAAGTTTCTACTGGTTCGCTGAATCTTGATATGCAGACTAGCGGTGGTATTGGACCGGGTCTTCACAGATTCGTAGGATTCACAGAAGGCGGCAAAACATCCGCCGCTCTTGAAGTTATGCGTAATTTTCTACTTAGCGTACCAAATTCAAAAGGCTTTTTTATCAAAGCAGAAGGTCGCCTATCGGAAGAAATGCAAAAACGTTCTGGTATTAAATTTGTTTTTGATGCCGATTCTTGGGAATCTGGAACCTGCTTTGTGTTTGAGTGCAATATCTACGAAACCGCTGTAGATGCCATGCGCCAACTTGTTCAATTTAACGAAGACAAAGCTAAGTATATGTTTGTCCTTGATTCTGTCGATGGGTTAATTTCCAAAGGCGATATGGATAAGAATTTTGAAGACTCTAAGAAAGTCGCTGGCGGAGCTGTCATTGCGTCAGACTTTATGAAGCGTATGTCTATTGGGCTAACCAAACGTGGTCATATGGCTATCTTTATCTCTCAAGTTAGAAGTGACATTCAACTCGACCCATACAGCAAGGCTCCAATTCGCCAAACATCCGCTACTGGCGGCAACGCTCTGCTGCACTTCGCCAATTTTATTTTTGAGTTTGAACCTCGTTTTGAAGGCGACGTTATTCTCAAAGACCCATCTATCAAGAAGTCTGACCCAGTAAAGAATCCTATCATTGGTCATTACTGCAAAATCTACATTAAGAAGAGTCCAAACGAAAAGAGCAAGAACCGCATTACTTATCCTATTAAGTATGGACGCACCAACGGACGTTCTGTTTGGCTCGAAAAAGAAATCGTAGATATGCTTTTGACTTGGGAAATGGTTGAGCGTTCTGGAGCTTGGTATTATATTTCCGAAGACTTAAAGGAAATCTGCTCTTCTAGCAAGATCGAGATTCCAGAAAAGTTCCAAGGCGAAAACGCACTATTCTCTTTCATCGAAGGTAATGAAAAATTAACTAAAATCCTCCACAAGCATTTTGTGGATATGATTTCTAGTGATCCTTCTAATGAAATTCAAAACGCTTAATGGCAAAGAAAAATTAATTAAAAACTCTAAAAATTTCTTAATTAATTGGGAAGCCAAATCCAGAAGCAAAGTCCAATGGAGAGTAAAACAGTTTTTATCCTCTTACTGGAAACACGATATTGTTTTTGAAGAACTTCGTGTTGCTGGAACACGTTTGTCTTTAGATTTCTACAACGCGAATAAAAAAATCGCAGTAGAAGTCCAAGGCAAACAACACCAGCAATTTAACAAATTTTTCCATAACAACAATCGACTCAACTGGCTCGCGCAGTTGAAGAGAGACGATTTAAAGATGAAGTTTTGCTTGACAAACGGAATCTTGCTAGTAGAGATTTACGAAGATGAGGAAATCAACCATGAGATTTTCTCAAAACAAGGAGTAGAACTATGAAGAAAAATAAAGACAAAAAAGAAAACGAAAACAAAGAATTCAAATTCCCAGTCGAAATGGTAGCTCAAATTTATGAAATGTCTGGCGGCGCAGATTCGTACAAAGGTATAGTTCTTTGCATCTGCTCCGAAAACGGCACTCCTCAAATCTATACTCGTTTTGATTCAGTTTTAACATCTTTAGGTCTTAAAAAAGCTATGGAAGAATGGCTCAATGAAGCCTCAACTGAAATTTCGGACGACGAAGAATAATGCTTTATTCACTAGAAGTAGAACAGCAGTTCCTTGCGGGTTTAATCCAGCATCCAGATACTTATGCAGAAGTCTGCGACTTTGTATCTGAATCTGATTTTTACTCCGAATCAACTGTCGTACACAAAACGATTTATCATATCATTCGTAAATGCTTAGAGGCTAACGAAAAGATAGATGAAGTAATTATAGCTCAAAGAATTAAGGAAATCGGCGTTTCCTTTCAAGACAACATTAATGTATTTGATTATTGTCGTTCTTTAGCTATTAGAAAAACAAATCCAACAACCGCGATTGCCGCCGCGAAAGAAATCAAGAAGTATTCTATTCGCCGCACAATCCATAAGTCTGCTTTAGATGTAGCCGACAAGATGAAGAGGATGGCTCCAGATGCGTCTTACCAAAAGATCATCGAAGAAGCTGATTCATCCTTTAATAAAACAATTAATTTATATGAAAATAATGACGAAAAGCCTGTTAACATTTTTGAAGAAATGGAGTCTATCATTGAAGATCGTGGTAACAATCCGATTACTGAGTTTGGTCTTATGGGTCCATTCCAAACAGTTAACAAGATTTATGGCTCCCTTCTAAGGCCCGGTAATATCACCGTTATCGTTGCCCGCTCTGGCGTGGGCAAAACCCTTTTGTCTTTGAATTTCTGCACTAAGGTTTCCGCGCAGTACGACGTTCCAGTTCTCCACTTTGATAATGGCGAAATGAGCAAAGAAGAAGTCATTATGCGTCAGTGCGCTGCCTTGAGTCACGTTCCTGTTCATCTTCTTGAAAGCGGTCTTTGGCGTAAGGCTGGACCCGATATTGTTGATCGCGTTCGCGCTACTTGGACTAAAGTTAAGAACCTCAAGTTCTATTACTACAATGTAGGCGGAATGACTACCGATCAAATGGTTAATACTTTAAAGAGATTTTATTACTCAAAGATTGGTCGCGGTAACAAGATGATCTTTAGCTTCGATTACATTAAGCCTTCTGCTGACTCCGATAAGGACAAATCAGAATGGCAAGTAATCGGTAATATGCTTGATAAGTTTAAGAAGACTATCCAGCGTGATTTGGTTCAAGATCATAAACCTTTAGTAGCGATGTTTACTTCTGTTCAATCTAATAGAAGCGGCGTTACGACTAATCGCAATGCTAGCGATATTAACGACGACGAAAGCATTGTCTCTATGTCTGACCGTATCGTTCACTACTGCTCTCATATGGCGATTCTTCGCCACAAGACAGTTGACGAAAGAATGGAAGATGGAAATGATTTTGGCACCCATAAACTAATCTTTATCAAGAATCGTTTCTTGGGTTCTGACATAGCTGGCGCGGTTGAGCCTGTGCGTATGCCAGATGGAAATCTTCGTCGCAACTTCATCAATCTTCGTTTTAATAATTTCGACGTTACCGAGCATGGAGACTTGCGCGATATTGTTCGTTCAATGGATACAGGAATAACAAGACCAGAAGCCGCTAATGAACAAGACGATGTCCCAGACTTTAACGCTTGATCCTACGCAGCTTAAAAGCTCGCTAGAATCTTTAGGTTATAATTTAAGAGACTGCGGTAGCTATTGGCGTACTTCTGCGATTTATCGCGGAGGAGATAACGCTACAGCTTTAAAGATTTACAAGAACAGTGGAGTATGGACTGACTTTGCCAGCGGAGATAAAAGCTTTCCGATCAAGACGCTTATTTCTCTTACCTTAAATACAAAAGATGATTCAGTGATAGATAAGTATGTAAAATTTGATCTTCAAGATATTATATCTAACGAAGTAAAAGAGAAAATCGAAATGGAAAAAATCTATCCAGAATCAATGCTAGAGAATCTTCTTCCTCATTTGGACTTTTATTCCAAGAAGATGATCTCTCCTGATACTCTTAATTTCTATAAGTGTGGTTACGCTACTGCTGGACAGCTTTTCAGAAGAATCGTTTTTCCTATTTACAATTCTCAAGGACAGATTCACGGATTCTCTGCTAGAGCTACGGTTTGGGATAAAGACTCTGCGTTTCCAAAATGGAAGCATATGGGCAAAAAAACAAATTGGGTTTATCCTCTTCATATTAAACGAGGCGGCATTGAAACTGTTAGAGAAAAAATAGCTGAAACTGGAACTGTTATTATCGTAGAAAGCATTGGCGACAGTATGGCTCTTTATGAAAACGGTTATTCAAATAACTTAGTTACTTTTGGATTAGGAATCTCCTCTAAACTCTGTTCAACTCTTGTAGAGCTTAATCCCGATAGGATTGTTATCGCTTACAATAATGATTCAAAGAGTGAGTTTAATCATGGATTAGTTTCATCTTGTAAGTCTTACTTACAACTCTGCTCTGTTTTTGATCATACGAAACTATCTATTAAGCTTCCTTTGGCTAATGATTTTAGCGATATGAACTTATTAAAATCTGAAGGCCAAGATAATATATTTGATAAATGGAACGATAAAGTGATAAATAAAGAAGCTCAAATTAAAAAAATATACGAAATAGCTTGCCAAAATGACTTTAATCGTAACTTAATTAAAAAAGCAGAAGAACTAAAGGACTCACTTGTCTAAACCATTAACAGCTTTATCCGCCAGTAGAATTAAGACGCTAGACAAATGTAGCTGGTCTTACTGGTGCAATTACGTTTTAAAGCTTCCTGACTCATCTAACGATGGCGCAAATCGTGGAGACGTTGTGCATTTAGTTTTAGAAATGCTTTCTAAACCGAATAGAAAGAAATACGTCAATAAGATGATCAAACTTGATGATGCGTTTGCTATCCCTTCGATTAAGTCTTTAACCTTAAAGCGTGCGCGTCAGAATAAAGTATCTGATCCCGATAACATGAAGCTTATTAAGGAAATGATTCTCGTCGGTTTAAAGTATGATTTTTTTGGGGATAAGGAACAGAAGCCTGTTGAAGACTTTAATGAAAGATCGTTTGATCTTGTGGTAGATAAAAATAATAAAAAATACCGTATCAAAGGTTTTATTGATCGCCAGTTCGTTTACTCTGATAATTCTTCTACAGTAAGAGATTACAAAACTAGTAAAGCGGTTTTTGCTGGTAAAGACGCCGAAGATAATTTGCAGCATTTAATGTACACGCTTGCTTCAAAGCAACTTAACCCAGATCATAAAGTGAACATGGAGTTTTTGTTTTTGAAGTTTGATGTTTCTCGCGGCGGCGCGGGCCTTTTAACGATGCCAGCTTTGTCAGACCAAGAGCTTTCTGATTTTGAAGATCATCTTTGCGAGGTTCAAAAAGTTATTGACGGTTTTTCTGAAAGTGACGCTCACTCAAATTTCGCAGCCGACAAACCTATTCCATCAGACGGATCTTTTAGCGGTAAACTTTCCTGCGGCTTTGCAAAATTTAAGGGTCAGTTAAAGAAAGATGGCAACCCGATGTGGCATTGTCCGTACAAATTCGCTTATAACTATTACGCCGTAAGAGACAAAGATAACATCATCGTCAAAACTTTCTCCGAAGAAGATAAGGATGAGGCTTTTAAAGTCGCCAAGCAAACCGATAAGGTTACGAAAGAGCATTATTCTGGATGCCCAAGACACAATAAGTCTTGACAATCGTGAAATTGCCTGAATCATTGGGTAGATGATACCGCTATTCAAGTCTCACTTTTCCATTGGGAAAAGCATCCTTACCTTAGCCGAACCAGAGAAGCAGAAAGAAGATGGGCCAGACAGCATCATTTCTATTGCTCTTGAAAATGGTCTTAAAGAAGTTTTCTTGATCGAAGATTCTTTCACTGGTTTTTTGTCTGCCTTTAAAGCTTGCCGCGCAAATAAACTTTCTCTCAAATTCGGTATTCGTTTAACCGTCTGCAACAGTTACGACACGGTTGAATCATCAAAACATAAAGTCGTCCTGTTCGCTTTAAACGATGAAGGCTTTAAACAATTAAACAGAATCTATACTTTCACCAACGCAGTAAAAGACGGAGCTATATCAAGCGACGATCTAAGTAACCTAATTACCAAAGATGTTCATCTTGTTATACCTTTTTATGATTCGTATGTATGGAACAACAATTATACTTTCTCGAATTGCATTCCTGATTTTATTCATAATCATAATCATACATACTTTGTAGAGAACAATAAACTTCCTTTCGACAAGCATATTGCTGATTTCGTTTCATGTTACGCCAAGAAAGGAAACATCATTGAAACTAAATCTATCTACTATAAGAACAGAAGTGATTACGATGCTTGGGTAACTTACAAAATAGCTTGTAATCGGCGTATGGGCAAATTCCAAACCTTATCTGCTCCAGAACTTAATGGTTGCGCTAGCAAAGAATTCTGCTTTCAGTCTTGGAAAGAATCAAAATGAAAACGCTTTTAAGAAATAACAAACATCAGAAGTTCGCCGTTTTCGATACTGAAACCGAAGGCTTGTCATTAACTTCGTCTCGCCCTTGGCAACTCTCTTGGATTATTTGCCAAGGAGAAGAGATCGTCGAAGAACATGACGAGTTTATCTTGTTTGAAGATTTGAATATGTCAGAAGGTGCCGCCAAGATCACGAACTTCAATAAAGAAGCTTATTTAAGAAAAGCACAACAACCTATGGAGGTTTGGAAGAAATTTGCCAAAACTCTTTACGACAAAGACGTTATTCTTGTTGGTCAAAACATCCTGAATTACGATATTTACATTTTGAACACTCTTATGAATGGTTTGGGTATTCAGAATGACTGGAGCTTCTTGAGTAGAATGATCGACACAAGAGCCTTAGCTATGTCTATCTTTAAACAAGTTAAGCCTAACGACGGAGATTTTCTCTGTTGGCAGATGAAGTTGATGAATCATTATGAAAAAGGAATCAAAACAAGTCAGGCTTTTCTCTTGAAACATTACGCGATTGAGCATGACCCAGCAATGCTGCATAACGCAATGTATGATATTAAAATGAATTATAAAATCTTTCGTCGCCAAATCTCGGAGGTTGAAATCTAATGCTTGATAAATTCACAGACTACAAAAACCCTATTCCACCGGGCGTTCGCCTTCCAAAGATCGAGATCGACAGTCGTCATTACAAAAATCTCGGCATCGAAGAAAATTGTCCTAATCTTGAGTTCCTTCGTCAGCTCTCGCTAAAGGCAGTCAAGCTAAAAGGCATCGACAAGAAAGAAAACAAACAGGCTTATTACGACAGAGCTAAAATGGAGCTTAATGTTTTCGACGAGCTTGGCTTCGTTGATTACATTTTACTTAATTGGGACGTTATGAATTTCGCCCATGAGAACGGTATTCCTACTGGCTATGGTCGTGGCTCTGCCGCAGGTTCTTTAATTTTGTTTTTGGTTGGAGTTACAAACGTTGACCCAATCGAACACGGTTTGCTATTTGAAAGATTCGTTTCTAAGAGCAGAGCAAAGAAGATCATCGTCGATGGAGTAACTTATCTTGATGGTTCTCTAATGCCCGATGTTGATAACGACATTGAGTTCTCTAAACGCCAAGCAGTTATTGATTATATCAAGACTAAATATTCTGGTAAAACCTGTAAGATTCTTACCATGAATACTCTTACTGGTAAACTTTGTGTTAAGGAGTGCGGCAAGATTGTTGGAGAAATGAGTGAAGACGCAGTGAACGCCGTTAGTGATGTTATTCCAAAACAATTCGGAAAAGTGTTTGCTCTTAAAGACGCATACAAAGAAAGCGAACAGTTCAAAGCTTTCTGCGACTCTCATTCAAAGGTATTTAAAATTGCTAAAAAATTAGAAGGCTTAAATAAGAATTGTGGCGTTCATCCTTCTGGTATCTCGATCTCTTATTTTAACAACGAGGATATTATGCCTCTTCAAAAAACAGGAGAAGGCGAGCTTGTAAGCGCTTATGAAATGAACAACATTTCTGAAATCACTGTTAAGTTTGATATTCTTGGTCTTAGAACCTTGTCAGTAGTCTATGAAACTTGTCAGAGATTAGGTTTAGACTTCAAAACTCTTGATTACGACTCATCATCTACCTATAAATACTTTCAAGACCTATCTAACCCCAAAGGACTATTCCAAATCGAGGCTAATACGAACTTTCATGTATGTAAGAAGGTCAAGCCTCGTAATCTGTTTGAATTGGCCTGTGTGTTGGCTCTAGCACGGCCAGGCGCGTTGGATTTCATGAATCAATACGCCGAGTACGTTGAAACTGGCAATTTCCAATCTGTACATCCATTCTTCGATGATATTTTGGGCGTAACAGGCGGTATTCCTATATTCCAAGAACAGTTGATGAAGATGGTGGTTAAAGTAGGCTTTACTCTTGATGAAGCCGAAACAGTTCGTCGTATCATTGGCAAAAAGAAGGTTAGCGAAATGCCAGCTTGGAAAGAAAAGATTTCTAACAAGATCAAAGAGAATAACTTAGATCCTGTTATCTCCGATGTTCTTTGGAAGGTCGCAGAAGATAGTGCTAATTATTCGTTCAACGCTTCTCACGCTGTATCTTACGCAACGTTAAGTGCTATAACAACTTATCTTAAGTTCAATTATCCGCAAGAGTTCTTTTTAGCTTTACTGAAATCATCTAAACATGAACCTAGTCCTCACGAAGAAATTGAAGCTGTGTCACAAGAGCTACCTTTCTTTGATATCAAACTTCTTTCTCCTGATTTAGTTAAATCAAAATCAGACTTTGAGATTGAAGATAAAAATATCCGATTTGGGTTAAACGCGATCAAAGGCGTTTCAGATAAAGTCTTAGAGAATCTTTTAGCATTTAGGCAAAAAGAGTTTTCAGATAAAATTGATTGTTTCGACGCAGCAAAAGAAGCTGGTCTTAATATCGGCGTCTTGTCTTCTCTTATTCAGGCAGGAACTCTATCTAGCTTTAGCGAGAAGCGTTGCCGACTCGCTCTTGAAGCGCAGTCTTACAACATTCTTACCGATAGAGAAAAGAGAAATATCAAGCTCGTTGCCTCAAAATATAATTTTGACGTTCTAAAAGCTATCGCTGACTTGGTTAAAAACAAGTTGGCTGGTGACGACGCCAAGCCTTTCATGAGCGAGAAACGTTTTACTACATTCAGAGCTAAATACGATTCATACAAGAAGATCTATGAGATGAATAAGACTCATGAGAAGTTTGCGAACTGGTTTTTTGAGAAGAAATTACTCGGTTACAGCTATACTCATAAGCTGAGAGAGGTTTTTTCAGAAGAAGATGAGCAAAGACTATTGACAACCTACGAAATTTCGCAGTTAGATGCTCGCCAGCCAGTGAAGATCGTTGGCGTAGTCAAAGAAGCTAAAAAGAAAACAAGTAAAAATGGAAACAAATATTTATTCATCCAAATTTCAGACGAATACGGACAAATGTCTTGCCGCCTCATGGACGGTAGAGAAGACAAGCTCACTCGCTACTACGAAGGTGGCGGTAAAACGCCGCAAGAAGACGATATCGTCATTCTCTACGGAAATAAATCCGACGACTCTATCTTTTTGGACTCGTTAAGCATTTTAAACGAAAAAATATATACTAAATTATCTGACTTGCAATCATAAAAGTGTAAAATGAATAAAGTGGAAGACGTTAACTTCACTCCAAAAGTAAAAAGACTCTTAGACATCGCTAAACAAAAGTGTCTGAGTTGCAATTACGTTGAAATTGACGAGTCTTTTATGCTTTATGCCTTGCTTTTGTCACAATCCATGATTGTCGATAACGCATTTGAGCAAATAAAAGTCCTTCCATCTGAATTAGTTAACAGATTAGAAAAAGAACTTCCAGAAAAAAAGCGTAAAAAGACCAATGTAGATTATACCGATTCAGTTATCAAGGTGATAAAAGAATCCTATAAGATTTCTCGTTTTTATAATCAAAACTATACTGGCGTAGAGCATTTGTTTCTTTCTATGCTTCGTCATTCTTCTTATGCTAAGAAGTTTTTCAAAACTCAAGGTGTTGACGCTATCTTTTTAACTAGTGAGATTGAATCTGGTTGCAAAACCGTTTCTAATCCAACAAAGAAATTATCGTCGCAGACCTCTACCTCTACATCTGGTGGCGTTCTAAAAGATTTTTGCATAAATTTTACAGAGAAAGCTGAGAACGGCGATTTTGACAACGCTTGTTTTCGTGACGCCGAGGTTGCCCAAATATCAGAAGTGCTTTGCCGTAAGCAAAAGCGTAATCCAATTCTTGTTGGCGAAGCTGGCGTTGGGAAAAGCACGATCATTGGACTACTTGCTAAGAAAATTATCAGCGGCCAATCTACTGAATTCCTTTTAGGCAAGACAATCATGCAATTAGATATGACGGCAATGATTGCTGGTACTAATCTTAGAGGACAGTTTGAAGAACGCCTTCACAAAGTATTGAAAGAAGTCAAAGAAGCTAAATCAATTATCCTGTTTATTGACGAAATCCATACCGTAATCGGTCTTGGTGGCGACGAAGGTTCTTTAGATACCGCTAACATATTAAAACCTTATCTTGCTACCGATGAAGTTAGCTGTATTGGAGCAACTACCCAAAAGGAATATGAGCAGTTCTTCCAAAAGGATTCTGCAATGAACCGCAGGTTTGAACCTGTGTTTGTCAAAGAACCGACTAAAGAAGAGACTCTTAACATCTTAAAGAACATCAAGCCATACTACGAAGAGTTCCATAAGATCAAGTTTCCTGATGAAACTCTTAGCGATATAATCGAACTATGCGCCAAGTATATTCCTAATAGAAGATTTCCAGATAAAGCTATTGATATTCTAGATCAGGTTGGAGCTAAAGTTAAAATTAAAACTTACGCTAGATCAGAAGAGATTAAGAAGATTGAAACTATGATCTATGAATTAGAACAGTCTGAGGACTTGTTTGAATCTGAGGAATCTAAAAGTATTCAGATAGACAGTATCGTTAAAGAATACAAGACAAAATTTGAATCTTGGATGAAGCTGCAAGAAAATAAAAAAGTGACAGCTACTCGCAAAGACGTTTATCAAGTCCTCTGCGAAAAAGTTGGGTCTATAATCGACACCAACGCTCAAGATTCTAATTTCAGAAACATTCATAACGAATTAAAGAAATACGTATTTGGGCAAGACGCTGCGCTAAAAAAGATTTCCGACTGTATTTTACGCTCTTCTTTTGGTCTATCGTCTAGCAGTAAACCTCTTGGAAGTTTTATGTTCGTTGGCCCAACTGGTTCTGGCAAAACCCACTTAGCTAAAGTATTGTCTAAACAAGCTTTTGGTGGCGACGAAAGTCTCGTAAGAATTGATATGTCAGAGTTTATGGAGCCTCATTCTGTTTCCAAACTTATTGGTTCTCCGCCCGGTTACATTGGACATGGCAAGTCGAACATCTTCTCCAGCCAACTAGAGAAGCGTCCATCTTCTATTTTCTTGTTTGACGAAATAGAAAAGGCTCATCCAGACGTTGTTAATATTCTTCTTCAAGTAATGGACAATGGCGAACTCAATGATTCAAACGGCAGAAAGCTTAATTTCAAGAACTGTATTTTAATTATGACTGGTAATGTTGGCTTTCAATTTGGCGACAATAAACAAATTGGGTTTTGCGCTCCAGCGGAAGAAGTAATCTCTAAAGAAAGAGTTCAAGATAAATTAAAAACATTTTTTAGACCAGAGTTCTTAGCTCGTTTAAACGATGTAATCATTTTTGATCATTTGAAAGAAGAGTCTTTAACTAAGATCGCCGAAACGGAACTTGAATCAATCAAAACTTCATTGAAGGCTAATGACACAACAGTATCTTTCTCTAAAGAAGTTGTTAGTTTTATCTTATCTAAGGCTAAGGATTCTAAGAATGGCGCTAGAGGCGTAATCTTCTTTATTGAGAACGAACTTAAAACAAAGATAGTTGACAGTTTGGCGTGTAGCTCGTATAATCAGATCAAGGTAAAGATCAAAGATAACGAGATACAAGTCAATGGAACAAAAGAGAAACTTCTTACAGCACACAGTTCAAGACAACACTCTGTTGCCAATTGAACTGGAAATGCTCGCTTCTATAAAGAAGCAGATTTCTTCTGATCTTGGATTTGATGTAACTAATTGCCAAAAGTATTCTACAAATGTTTTGTACGATCTTTATGTCGTCGCTGCAAATGGTAAGCCTTATTTTTTAAAGGTTAGTGTTTCCCCTTTCGTACCTAATTTTTGGGATAAACTTTGTGAAAATAACTTTTTGTTTCATCCGAAAATAGTTTCTTCTAGTTTAAGAGATGATTTTAATTATATTTGTTACGAAATGCCTTCTGGTATTTTTTTATCGGACATATCTAAATATCCATTAAGCTCTAAATTAAGACTTGAAGACACTTTCTCAAATGCGTTAAGAAGTATGCACGCAGTTTCTTGTGGGTCTAAAGATCAAACGATACAAGCTATCACTTCATTTTTACCAAGAGAGTCCATGATGATACATCATACTTTTCCAGTAGCTCAAGTATTCGGCTCTACAAAATTAGCCTTCAAATCTCTTTATGTCGAATCTCTTGATGATTGCTGTCTCTGTCATTTCGACTTGGATTCGTCCAACATCATTCTATCAAATAAAGAATTTAAATTCTTAAATTTTGAATACGCTTGTCACGCGAATAAATATCTTGAACTCTGGTTGACAAAAGAGCTTTTAAATTGTTCCGATAGTGTTTTTAATAATTTTCTTTCTTACTACCAAGTCAATAACGATAAGCTAATCGCAGTAAAAGAAGCTTCTGAATTGTTTATTTTTTCTTACTTAAATTCAAAAATCATTTCTGAGTACATGACTTTCGGAACTACAAATCACGTTAAATTAAGAGGTTACATCAATAAGTCAGAGCAGTATTTTAACAAAATAAAAAGTAAACTTTTTCTCGACGAAACACTTGACAAAACAATCCAAGGCTTCTATCTTCTCTGGCGTAGTTAAAAATCTATGAAAACCACAAACACAAATCGCGTTATTAACGCAATCGCCAATACATCAGGTCGTTTTTTCGGCCTTGTCACCACCAACGAAGTTCTCAATGCTCGTTTTGTCAGCCAGACTCCACAAATGATCATCGTGCATGACCGTAATGCCGATGAAGTTCGTAAGTTCGCTAAGACAAGCGTCGTTGCCGTATCCTTCCAAGGTCGTACGATTACTCGCTAATAACTGATTAGTCAAAACCCTTCAAGCCTACGCCTTAAAACGTAGGCTTTTTTATTTAAAAATTAGTTTAAAAAGTCTTTTGGCGCATTATTATCTTGAAACATAGATGATATATGCGCCTTAATTTTTATAAACCCAATAAGTCCTGCACAGGAACAGCCGCTTCTTTCAACGTTAGCAAAGACGAAAAAGGCTTAACGCTTTATACTAGCTTCGTAAAGCAAGCTGGATGGGACGAGGCTTCTAGAAAAGGTTCGTTTACTCAAAACGCCAAGAACCCCGAAAAGACAGCCGCTTTGAAACTTAACCAAACGGAAGCTGCATCTATTATCCGAGCTGTTCGCAAAGAAACTAAATTTAGTACAGTTCACGTTTATCAAGGCTCTACAACTTCAATTATGTTTGGGCCTTACGAAAAGAAAAGTGGTGGTTCTGCGTTTTCTTTTAGTATCAAGCGTGGTGAACAACAATTTTCTATTGGTTTTGAGTTAGGAGAGGCTGAGTTACTTGCTCAATTTCTTGAAAACTATCTGACTGAATCTTTTCACGTTGAGACGCAATGAAAAAAACAGTAGTATTCCACAGTAACAGTAGCCGTATCTTTACTGGTTTCGGAAAGAACATGAAAAATGTTCTTCGTTACTTGTATAAAACTGGTAAGTACAATCTTGTCGAACTTGCGAATACTAAATACAAAGATTCTGACGAATTAAAAACTCTTCCTTGGAAGGGCGTTGGTACAATGCCAGAGCCAGCAGTTGTCCAAGCTTTAGCTTCCGATCAAACAAAACTTCGCGCAGTTAGTTACGGTCATCATGAGATTGATAATCTTATGAAAGAAATTAAGCCCGACTTTTATATCGGCATTGAAGATATTTGGGCGTTAGCTCCACTTACAGAAAAGAAATGGTGGAATAATAACTGCATGGTATGGACAACTCTTGATTCACTTCCTCTTTATCAAGATGCCATCAAAATTATTCCAAAGGTTAAGCATTATTATGCTTGGGCTTCATTCGCTGGCAAAGAGGCTGAACGTCTTGGTCATCCTAAAGGCTCAATCAAAACTCTCAGAGGTTCTACCGAAACATCTTCGTTTTTTCGCTTAAATGATGAAGATAGATTAGCTTTAAGAAAAGAATTTGGGCTTACCGATGAATTTATTATTGGTTTTGTATTTAGAAATCAACTCCGCAAGAGTGTTCCGAATTTAATTCAAGGTTTCAAAAAGTTTAAACAAGACAATCCTAAGTCAAAAGCTAAATTGCTGCTTCATACTCACTGGGGCGAAGGCTGGGATATCGCTAAACTAATCAAAGATAATGAAATAAGTAACGATGATGTATTGACTACTTACTTCTGCAAGAAATGTAAGCAGTATGAGATCAAAAAGTTCTCTGGTCAAAAGATTGCGTGCAAATATTGCGACGGCAAAGACACTGTTGAAACCACTAACATCACAAATGGCGTAAGTGAAGAACAGTTGAACGAGATTTATAACTTAATGGATGTTTACTGCCATCCATTCACTAGTGGTGGTCAAGAAATTCCTGTTACTGAGGCTAAACTAACTGGCTTGATCACTTTGGTCACCAATTATTCATGCGGAGAAGACTTTTCTACCGAAGAAAGTGGTGGTATGCCTCTTACTTGGAAGCCGTACTACGAACCGGGCACTAATTTCATCAAAGCGACCACACTTCCTGAGTCTATTGCTGAGAAAATTGAACGAGTTTACAAGATGCCTCTCGAAAAACGTCTTGTGATGGGTAAGAAAGCTAGAAAGTTTGTTATCGAGAATCTTTCTGCGGAGGTTATTGGCAAACAATTAGAAGAAATTATCGACAACTCCACAACTGTTGAATGGAATTTTGAGGACGACTTTGTTCCGCGTAATCCAAACCATATTCCTCTCGATACAGAAGACAACGTAGCTTGGGTTATCGACTTATACAAAAACATTCTTAGAATGACAGTTGATGAGAATGATGATGGTCTTAAAACTTGGATTTCTCAACTAAACAAAGGAGTAACCAGAGATCAAATCTTATCTTATTTCAGAAATGTTGGAGCCAAAGAGAATCAGCAAAACAGTAAAATTGAATTGTCCGACTTACTTGACAAAGATGATCTTGGTCGTCGAATCTTATTCGTTATGCCACAAAGTGCTGGTGATGTTTTCATGAGCACCTCTTTGCTTCCTTCGATTAAGGAAGTATATCCTGAATACAATATCTACTTTGCCACAAAGCCAGAATTTAACGAGCTGCTTAACGGTAATCCTCATATCCATAAAGTTTTACAGTTTAGTCCTGCAATGGAGAACCTGTTGACTATGGAAGGTCACGCTAAAGGCGAAGGTTATTTCGACATTACATTCCTGCCGCATTTGGGAACTCAAAAAAATTACGATTACCAACATAACGGTATAGACAAAATCCAATTCAATCTTCTTTCTAGCCATGCACTTACTTAATCGTTACGCACTATCTTGCGGCGTTTATATTGACAAACCTACTGTTAATGAAGCTTATTATCCTTTATCTGTTGATAAGTATATTGTTTTCCAAACAAGCGGCAAAGGTAATTCTCGTCAGTACGATTACTGGACAAAGGTATTCTCTCACATCAAAGAATACACAACTGATTACAAAATCATTCACGTTGGAATTGAATCAGATCAATCGGTAGGCGCAGTCGATATGGACTTGAGAGGCAAAACTTCTTTATCTCAATTAGCTTATCTGATTAAGAACGCTTCTCTTTATCTTGGTATTGATAGTTTGTCGGCTCACTTTGCGGGCCATTTCAATACAAAGATCGTGGCAATGTATCCTTACTGCTACGCCCAGAACTGCAAACCGTTTTGGGGCGACTCAGCGAACCAAACCTTGCTTGAAGTTGACTGGAAGACTCAAGGCAAGCCATCCTTTTCGCTTACAGAAGAAAAGAAGAAGATTAACACGTTCATGCCAGAGGTGGTAGCTAGAGCGGCTTTAAATCAACTTGGCGTTGAAAATGACCTAGATAAAGTAAAGACCTTGCATATTGGCGACTTGTATCATAAGCCTACGATTGAGATCGTTCCTGATTCTTTGATGGCTCCAGCCGTAATTAAAGATAAAATTTGCAACATCAGAATGGATTACCATTATTCTGAAGCTAATCTTGTTCGCTTGGCTTCGATAAGCTTTCTTAACATCATTACCGATAAAGAAATTCCTATTAAAGTTATCGACGCTATCAAATCTAAGGTTCACGGTATCACGGTTATCGCAAACGAATCTATTACTCTTGAATATCTCAAGGAAGTAAAATCTCT